ATGGCAAAAATAACCATCGATGTTTCTGACTCTCACAAATCATTCGATTTCAAGGGCGCTTTATTAATCATTCAATGTCCTTCAACCTCGGAGCGAATGAGAAGAATCAAACAGAATATTGACGCTCAACTAAATCATGAAATCCAGATCTTGAAGGATGCCAAATGAGCGCCAGAACTTCAACCACCACGTCCCGACGCTCAGCAACTGTACCTAAATTATCTATACGAGCCAACTCATTGTTTTCGGATCTTGTGAGAACACTTGCCAATAAAGCGCGTTGGCTGGATATACAAACAATCTATGAGCATCTTCATATCCTTCAACGGAGATCGCAATCTCAACGGCTGATTTCCTCAAAGCACCATTTTCGAGATCAGCGAGCACTTGTTCCATGTCCTCTTTTTTTGAACCGAACAAATTGAATCTGCTCTCTCGGTCGCCTTGCGACTGGATTCGTAATTGATATTTCATTATCTCTTCCTTTGTTAATACCGACGTTTGGATTGTGTTGCAACTTCCAGCTTACGGCGGGGAAGGGGCTCATCTTTAATCATCGGAGTTCGAAATGAAATCGACGACTAAATGCATCCTCGTGGGGACAATGATTCCCGTGACAGTTGTTTGCGTTTCGGTTGGTTTTTGGTATCTGCTTGCTGCCGCAATTCTGTTTGGCGGCATGGTGATCGCTGATCGAGGTGACGAATGAGCACGGTGACCAAGATAGGTATCGAAGTTGTGCCAGATATGCCGGAGTTCTTCACACTGCGCTTTGAGAGTGGCGATGTGAAGGGCCTCATACTGTTAGATTCAGTGACGCTCAATCAGTTGGCTTCTTCGCTGAGTGACGCGAAGGCTGAGTTTGCGAGGATGCGGGACGGCCCTAAATCCAGGTAAGAAAAATGTAACGGCTGTGATGGGGCGTAGGACGTACCCCTAGCCATACCTAGCCCTGGTGGTGCGGGGAACGTCAGGCGCGTGGCAGCCGCGCTATGAGTGAAACAAAGCTCTGCTCCAGACCGAGGGATTGGCGTCGTTTAAGGCGGAATCTGGCGACATCACGCACGTTGTGCGGCCACCCAAGGGACCATTCCCGGCGCGTTCGCGCGCTCTTGCATTCGATAGCTGGCTCCATACCGAAAGCCGTTTGCCAAGACCTACACAGTCAGACTCCTCCGAAATCTTTCGGTCGGGCCTGATTAGGTCTTGACCTCTCCAGCACCACCACCCAAAAGTCACTATCAAACACACTGAAAGAGACCAATATGGCAAACGGAAAACTCAGCTTCGACCAGATGATTAAACAGCAAGCAATGCGACTGCTCCCCTACCTTGACAATTTGAATAAGCAGCAAGTCAAATACGTTGGACGCGACAACCTAATTGAGCATTCGGGACTTTCTGATAACGAATTGCAGAAGCTCATTCACGACGGGAATCTGCCACGCCACACGATGAAGGTCAGCGGCATGAAGGCCTACGATACCGAATCCGCGCTGAAGATGCTCGCTCGCTACTGTGGCCAGTATGCCTATCTGGTGGACTGAGCTATGGCATTGAAGACGAAGCCCACGATCCTTGAAGCGGTCAGCGCATGGGGTGACCCGTTCGACCAGGCGCAAGCATTGCAGTATTTCGCCAACAAGATAGACGAGCAGGCATCCAGGTTCGGCAGCACCGAACTTGAAGCGTTCCAAGTGCTGAAGGTTCTGCGATTGAACAATGCGATGGAACTGGCGGCACTCAGGGAAAAGGGATTGCGCGTGTACCGGAGGGGCAGCGGATGGACGTTGGATTCGAGGGATTTTCGACGGTGGACTGCCGAGATGATTGCCAAGCTCTCGCACAAGCCACGTCCCACGGCACCCACACCACCACCGCAGTCAAGCGCATTGTTCTAGGAAGGTAGACATGAATCCGAAAGCGAAGCTGAGCACGGCGCAGGCCGCCAAATATATAGGAGTGTCAGTCTCGACGCTCAAGCGCTGGCGAGACGACCGCAAGGGGCCTGCGTTCGTCAGGCTGGAACCGTCGCGCATCATCCGTTACGAAGTGTGGGCGTTGGACCAGTACATTACCGATACCAGACGGAACCGGGTGAACTGATGTCACGTAGACAGACCATTGACCCGCTGATCAGAGCCGAGGTCATCCAGCGTTGGGGCAACACCTGCTGGCTATCGCTACCCGGCTGCACGAAGCACGGCGAGGAGGACGACCACGTTCGGCCGTTCCACATCGGTGGCATGGATACCGTGGCGAACATCCGTCGTGCATGCAAGCACTGCAACGCGAGCCGACAGGACAGAATACTGAGCGGATACGGTGCGAACATCCATGTGGTGCTCGGCCCGCCCGAGGCGGGCAAGACCACGTATGTTGCCGAGCATGCGACGGCGGACGCGCTCGTGTTGGACTTCGACCGACTGGCAAGCTCCATCTGTCCGAGCGTGGATATCCGCAAGGAACGCCCTGCACCATTGGTAGCAGCCGCCCAGTCCGCGTGGCAGGGAGCGTATCGCCGTCTGGTGCGGTTGGGTGATCCGGTGGATGTGTGGCTGATCAAGAGCATCCCATCCAACAAGCGCCACCCTCGCATGCTGGACGAGTGGATAGCTCTCGACTATTCATTGCATGTTGTTGACCCCGGAGCACAGACCGTGTTCGACCGCCTCACCGAGCATGGCCGGACGCATGGCGAGCAGACTGTGGCGCGGCAATGGTATGCGCTTCGCATCACTCAGCAGCTTGTGGATGCGAAGCAGAAGGCTAGACGCGACGAGCTGGCCCGTCTCGGTCTTCGTTCGTCGCCGCCATCGACATCGGTTCGGCCGGAGTGGTGATGGTTTTTTAAATCAGCGGACGGACAGAAGACCCCGCGCCCAGTTTTTTCTCCCCCCAACCCAATTAAAAAACAGGCAGAAACGGCGGAATAACAACGAAAGGAGAGAGCATGCAGGAAATGCTTCCAGGAATGCAGGAATTCGAATCAACAGACCGATATCAAGAAAAAGCGACCATCGAACTGATCGAATCCATCGTGAAGGACAGAGACCTGACACCGTACGCGCGCATCATCTGCAAATCCATGGTCTCTCTGGCTCGTAACATCGATGTGCAGAACAGCGTCGGACGGGAAACGAGCCGCAACATGGCAGAATATCGAGGATGGCTCGATGAACTGCGCGACCTCTACCCTGAACAAGCTGCGGTTGACGACTCACTCGCAGACCTCATTGAGAAATCGGCCGCGAAGTGACACCACTGCGCGCGGGAACAAAACGAAACACGGCACGGCACACCGATGGCGCCGTGGTAGCGGCATATGCGGAACTGCTCGGCACACCGTTGCTCCCGTGGCAGCGGTATGTCGCCGATGTCGCCGGTGAGATAGATCCAACGACCGGCACATACTTTTACGACACCGTGCTGCTCTCAACGCCCAGACAGGCGGGTAAATCGACGCTGGTCGATACCGAAGACACCCGTAACACCCAGTGGGGGCCAAACCGTTTCGTCTACTACCTCGCGCAGACCGGCAAGGATGCCGGCGACCATTTCAAGGAATACCTGAAGAAGCTGCAACCCTCGCGACTGGCTCAGATCGCAAGACGCCCGAAGCTCTCCAACGGAGCCATGCAGCAAGCATTCTCGAACGGCAGCGTCATCATGCCGATGGCGGTCACCAAGGTAGCCGGGCACGGTGTGCAAGGCGACAAAATCACCCTCGATGAAGCCTTCTCACTGTCAGCCGAGAAGGGTAAAGCCATTCTCGATGGCTTCCTACCCACGACAGCCACGCGATTCAAAGCCACCGGAGTGCAGCCACAGTTGTGGATCGCATCGACCGAAGGGACCGCAGAGTCCACGTTTTTCAATCCCCGCATCGACGCTCTGCGCGAAGGCAGGATACCCGAACACACTTGCTGGTTCGATTGGGGCATCCCTCCGAATGCCGACCCTGAAGACCTTCAGACGATCATGCGCTACCATCCCGCTGCTGGCTTGCTCTGGGACATGCGCCAACTCAAACAGTTCCGAGAGCAGTTCGGCGACGATGCCGCAGGTTGGGCGCGAGCCTTCGGCAACCGGCGAGACATGGGCATCTCCGACCGCGCCATCCCAGCCGACATCTGGAACAGCACACAGGCCGCTCCAGTGGATGCCAGTGCTCTAGGGAACCGTCCCATCATGTTCGGAGCGGCAGTCGATATCGACGCTTCGCATACCAGTGTGAGTGTGGCCATCGTCAACGATGACGGCACCACTACGACGCAACTGCTGAAGATACTGGCTGGAACAGGGCAGGCACCCGCGTACATCCAACGTCTGTGCACCGAATACCACGCACCACTCATCATGGATGATCGAGGACCGAACTCCGACTTGTCCGACCGGCTTCACAACATGCTCGACCACAACGACGAGCCACTAATCGACTGCTGCGACATGGGAGCGGGCGATTATCTTGCGGTAGGCCAATCGTATGTCTCCGGGTTGCAGAACGGCACCATCCTCCACGCGACCGACATCGACCTGGACGACTCGGCCGCCAACTGTGCGAAGACATGGAGTGGTGACGCCTGGCGAATCACCCGACGCGGCAGCACCGGTCTGACCTCTCCGCTCGAATCGTGCATGCTCGCCGCCTGGGGCATGTCCCACCAGCCAGACTCAGAAGGACCGCTGCAAATCTTCTGAACCCCCGTGAACCTCCCTGAACCCCTGTGAACCTCTGTGACCCCGAAAATCTGGACGTGATGCCCACCTCGCAGCTATCACTATGAGCCATGAGCAACATGAATCTATGGCAACGGATGCGATTCGCGGGGAGCATCATGACGCGCGGCGTCGAAGCCCTAGAAGACATCCCCGAAGGCATCATGCCGCCCTCACGCTCTGGCTCCTATGATCCACTCTCATTGAGCACCGTATTTCGTGGCGTGCAGGTGTTGCAGACCGCCATCACCGGCCTCCCCATTCATGAGATGCGCTCGGGTATCAAACTCAACACGGTCAGCAGCCTGGTCACCAAACCGGACGTGAACCGCAGTCGCCGCGACTTCCTTGCCGACATGGTTGCAAGCATGGTGCTCGATGGCAACGCCTTCGTCCGTCTGGTGCGTTTCGACGGTGAGATCGTATCCTGCGAGGTGCTGCCACCCTCGCTTGTGGTGGTGTCCGATGATGGCACCGACCCCGCAAGCCCGAAACTGCGCTACTCATACCTCGGGCACGACTACCAGCCTGACCAGATCGTGCACTGCAAGTTTCTGAACGTGCCAGGCCGACTGCGCGGATTGGGACCCATCAGCGCGGCCCGCGAGGAAGTCGAGGGCGCGAAGATGGCCCGAGACTACAAGGCCCGTTTCTACACGGATTCCTCGAACCTCAAAGGGTATCTGAAGTCAGACCAGAAAATCACGGCGGAATCGGCGAAACAGGCCAAGCAGGACTGGAAAGCATCAGGCAAAGCCGGTGACATCAAAGTCATGGGATCAAACCTTTCTTATGTACCGCTCGATATGAAACCCGCCGACTTGCAATTTCTCGAAACACAGAAGTTCGACACCACGCAAATCGCCCGGCTGTTGGGCATTCCCGCGAGCATCATGCTCGCCGCCGTAGATGGCAGCAACCTCACCTATTCCAACATCGAGCAAAGCTGGATCGAGTTCGCAGACTACACACTCTCCGCATACACCGGAGAGATCGAAGAACTGTTCGCCACTCTGCTGCCAAGGGGCAGGGAAGCAAAGTTCGACTGGGATTCCAGCCGTCGAGCCGACATGGCCGACCGTTTCAACGCCTACAAGACCGCGCTCGACTCGAAGTGGCTCACCATCAACGACGTACGCGAACGCGAAGGCATGCCACCCCTGACACCCGAACCAACCAATGTGGAGGCAAGCAATGAGTGAAGACCAACGCCTGATGGAAGCCCGGCAACTCACCATCAAAGGCCTGCAAATGCGGGACGCCGACGACAACACTGGGGATGGCACCGAACTTGAAGGCATCGCTGTCCCGTTCAACACCAGGTACAAGCTGTTCTCCGATTACGCCGAGGTCATCGACGCCGATTGCGACTTCGGTTCGCGCGACGTGAAAATCAGCGACTCCCACGGCCAACTCATCGGCAAGGTAACCAGACGCACGGTGCAGAATGACGGGCTGCACATCAGCGCGAAACTGTCCAGTACTCGCGCCGCACAGGAGGCCGTAAGCCTCATCCGTGACGGCGTGTACGACGCATTTTCAATCGGATTCAGCCCAGTCGAGAACATCATCGTGGACAGCGATGACGGGGTGATGGAAGTGCACCGCAAGGCCGTGGACCTGTACGAGGTAGCAGTCACCGGCATCCCTGCATATCCGCAGGCCCATATCACCAACCAACGTTCTAACAAACCGCAACCAACCAACGAACCAAAGGACACCCGCATGGATAAGGAACTCGAAGAGGCAATTGCCGGAATCAAGGACGAGCAGCGCAGTATGAAGACCGCGCTAGCGAAGGGCCTGAACCCCGCACCGGTCAAGACGCTGGGCAGCGAATACCGTTCCCAGGCAGATTACCTGCAAGCTCTCGCCAAGGGAGATCAGGCCGCAATCGACCTGATGAACCAGACCCGCGATCTGATCAGCACGGGAGACACCGGCAACACCGTCGCTTGGATTGCCGACGACCTGCGACTGATCGAGCAGCGGCGCAAGCTGATGAACATTCTCACTCACGACTCACTCCCCGCCAAGGGCATGAGCATGGAATACAACGTCGTCACAGAGGACACCACCACAGTCGCAAGGCAGGAATCCGAAGGCGAACCACTCAAGTTCGGCAAAGTTAAATTCGGCACCAAATCAGCAGATATCGAAACCTACGGCGGGTACACAACACTGAGCCGTCAGGTTATCGAGCGTTCCACCACCCCGATGCTGAATACCGCACTCAAAGCACTCAGGAACGCCTACGCCAAAGCAACCGAACTGAAGGCACGCTCCTACACTTACAACCTGATCGCTTCACAACGCGACGCGACGGAAAACGCCAACAACATCCCGGTCTCCAAAACGCTGACCGCCATGACCCCGGACGATTGGGCGGGGCTGCTGCTTGACGCAGCCGAAATCATGGATGACCGTAATGCGGCCATGTCGAAGCTGATCGTGTCCAAGGACGTTGCCAAAGCGCTGGTCGCGTTGAAGGATACCGGTAACCGGTTCCTTGATCTCTCCGGCAAGGGCAGTGACACCCTGGGTAGTTTCGACCTGACCGCCACCGTCGGAGACCTGTTGCGGGTTCCCGTCCAGCTCCTGCCGGGTGCACCGGATGGCACGGCCTCACTGTTCGACCCCGAAGCCATCACGGTCTGGGAATCGGGCGGCCCTACACAACTGACCAACACCGACCCCACCAAGATCGTGGACAATTACTCCGTATACGGCTATATGGCCATCGCGGGCACGTTCGTCCAAGGCCTGCTCCCCGTCAAGTTCACCGCCTAAGGCAGCATGACATGGCCGAAGAAACGACTGACGATACCCTGCTGGCACAACTACGTGATGACACCGCCGTGCCAGCAGGTGACGACGAGCGCCTGAACCGCTGTCTAAAAACGGCACGCGCCTATGTGGCATCGGCAATCGGCACCGCGCAGATCGATGACACAGTGCGGGATGACTGCATCCTCGGCTGCGCAACGGACCTCTACAATGCTCGAAACGCGAGGATGGGCGTGATGGATATAGCGGACAGCGAGACACAGCCATTCCGCATATCCACCGACCCACTGCGCAGCGTGTGGCCCAAGCTCAAAGCAGCGGGCGTCAATACTGGCGGCATGGTGATCGCATGAAACCACTCTCAGCACAGCAACAGGAAGTCCTAGACCTCATCACTGAAGCACTGGGCAACACTGTCAGCATCGTTACCATCGACGCGGCTCTTATCCAACCCCAGGCAGGGAAAGCAGCCGTGTTCCTTGAAGCGCCCGAACTGGAAGCCGAGAGCTTCGACATCCACAATGTCGTCTGGAAATTCGACGTAGTTGCCGGAACTCCAACCTCCCAGACGCTTGCCCTCGAATCGATTTTCACGGTGTTGGACAAGATCGCAGATAGTGACCTGAACTATACGACCATACGGCCGGTCACCTGGACGGCGGGCAGCGCCGGGAAGTTCGCGGCCTACCAAATCGAATCGAACCCACTCGACAACGACTAAGGAAAGCACATGGGAAAAATCAGAACACTCGGCCCTGGAACACTCACCATCGGAGAGAACACCAGTGTTAAGGAATTCATGGCCGATGTCACCAAGGTGACACTCACTCCGAAAACAGACACCGAGGACACTCAGACCTTCCTCGACGGCCACGACGAGGCAGGAGAGCAGACCACTTCCTGGACTCTGGAGGGCACCATCAAGGAGGACTATTCGACCGATGGGCTGCAACGCTGGTGTCTGGCTAACGCGGGCAAGTCGCTCCCGTTCACCTTCGTACCTTCCAAGCTCGGCGGCTCACAATTCACCGGCAATGCGCAAGTGGCACCCGTGGCCATCGGCGGGGATGTGAAGAAGCAGAACGACATCGATTTCAGCTTCGTGGCCACTTCCATAGCCGCCGCCGACCACACTCCGGTAACCGAGTAACCGTGGCGGGAACCACTATCACCGCCAGTGGTGCGAAGACCACTATCACAGTCAAGGGTGCGGACAATCTGGCCCGCACCCTCAAGAAGGCCGGAGCGGACATGAAGGACCTGCGCAAAGGCAACAAGCAGGCCGCTCAGGTGGTCGTCGGTCCCGCACGAACACTCGCGCCGAAAGGTAAGACAGGTCGACTGTCCAAATCCGTCAGGGCAGGGGCGACAGCGAAGGCCGGAGTCATACGAGCCGGTAACAACAAAACGGTCCCCTATGCGGGGCCCATCGAGTACGGGTGGCCGGGCCACCACATCGAAGCACAACCATTCGTCCGCACCGCAGCGAAGCAGACCGAACCGCAGTGGACTCAGATCTACAAGAAGATCGTGGACGATGCCATAGCCCAGGTATATGGCATCACATCGAAATGAAAGGCATAACAATGGCAAAAATAGACGTCACCAACCTCACCGAAGTCGCTTACACCGATGGGACCACCAATATCATCGCAGTGACGATGTTCGACCGGGTGGCCGCAGAAAAATACGTGATTACACACGGCGGCAAGGTCGGCAATGATAGTCCCATCTTGCAGAACTCATATGCGACGTACTACGCATTGCGACGCGACAAACAGATTACCGGTATCGACTTCAACGACTGGATGGCCACGGTCGTCGCCCTGGGCACTCCAGAGGAAGACGAATCTGAAACCGAGGAAGACGAGGATGGGGATTCGCTGGGAAAATCTTCGGATTTAAGCAATGGCCGGACGGCAGCCTTGGCCGAACCTCCTGCATACTCAGTGCCCGCTTTGGCATAGCCCCCTGGCTCTGGCGTCGCGAGACCGAACCACTTGAGCAGGACTGGGGCACCTGTTTGCAACTGATGAAAGACGAATCCGACGAAATGAAAGCGTGAAACGACATGGGCAAGTCCGCTATTCTCGCCGTGAAGATCATCGGCGATTCGGTCAGCGCCGTCAGTTCGATGACCAAAGCACAACAGGCATCACAATCATTCAAGGACAAACTCAACAAAGCATCCATTGGCGCCGCAGCCGCGCTCGGCGCGATCACTGCGGGGGCGAAGGAATGCGCTGATGCGGCAGGTAACCTACAGCAATCAGTCGGAGGTGTCGAGACCGTATTCGGCTCGTCCAGTGACAAGATGCTCAAATGGTCGCAGAATGCGAGCCAGGCGGTAGGCCTGAGCCAGAACAGCTATAACGAGCTGGCAACGCTGATGGGTAGCCAGTTACAGAATTTCGGCATGAGCGTGGACGAATCGGCCACTAAAACCAACGACCTCATCGGTCTGGGTGCTGATCTCAGCTCCATGTTCGGTGGCACTACGTCAGAAGCCGTCGAAGCGCTCAGCTCAGCGCTCAAAGGCGAGATGGACCCAATCGAAAAGTACGGGATCTCACTCAATGACGCGACATTGAAAGGGTATGCAGCCAAACTGGGCCTTGAATCTCAGTATGCAGCTGGAGACAAGAACGCGAAGATGCAGGCAACCCTTGCAGCAGTTACCGAACAAAGTGGCAAAGCCACTGGTAACTTCGCTAAAGAAGCCGATACGGCCCAAGGTCAGCAGCAGCGCATGAACGCCAGCATGGAAGACGCGAAGGCAAAGCTGGGGACCGCTCTGCTTCCCATCCTCACTGTGGCCGCCCAGAAACTCGCTGGTCTTGCACAGTGGATACAGCAGAATTCAAGCTGGCTGGTTCCATTAATCGCTGCTATCGCCGCCGTTGCCGCCGTGATCCTGGTGATGAACGGGGTGCTGACTACCTATAGTGTGATCGCCGGAATATCAGCAGCGGCAACCGGCGCGCTCGTCGGTCCCATCCTTCTGGTCATAGCTGCCATCGCGGCGATCATTGCCATCATCGTGCTGCTGGTCAAGAACTGGGACAAGGTGAAGCAGGCTGGTGCTGCCGCCGCTGGATGGATAAAAGACAAGTGGAATGGCCTGATGGGGTGGATACGTGGCATCCCGGACATGATAAAAGGCTATTTCAACAATGCCATTGACCTGCTGAAAAACGCGGGAATGAGCATCATCAATGGCTTCTTCAACGGCTTGAAAAGCGCATGGAACAAGGTCACGGGTTGGATTAGCGGCATCGGCGATTGGATCAAGGACCACAAAGGACCGGAAAGCTATGACGCGCAACTGCTTGTCAACAACGGCTACGTAACCATGCAGGGATTCGGCAAGGGGCTGAGCCAAGGATATGAAAGCGCAGTAGTACCCCAGGTCACGTCCGTGGCTGGCAAAATCAGCAATCTGATTGGGCAACAGCGGTTCGATGTGCCGACAATCACCGCCGACGCCTCACTCTCGGGAACCGACAGCTTGGCCCGTATCGCGGCCTCGGCCCGCAAACAGGCCGATACCATCATCATCGTGGAAAAACTTGACGTGACCAGCTCCGGCAATCTCGACAACGACGAGACCGCAAGCAAAATCGTGGACTCGCTCAATGGCTGGGCACGAGTACGAGGAAAGAAGCAGATCGCATGACTCGTAATGCACCTATTCCTGAATCATGTCACGTCTTCATCGATGGACGGCTTCTTCCGGACTCAGAAGGCGACTTCTTCGGCATGCCCTCCCCAATATTGCCTTTGAGCATCGAGTGGGGTAATAACGCACCATGGGAAGATTCAGTACCGTCCATCCTGCATCTCAATCTTTATGACCAAGCCGGTAAGTGGTCTGGTAACTCGGATTCACTGAAAGGGCATCGCATCAGCGTTGGGACGGACACGACGTTGAATTGGCTTCTGTTCGACGGGTTCGTTACAGACTGTCAAGTACATGCCCAAAGCAATGGCAACAATATGCTGAACGTCACAGCCAGCGACCGCATGTACATGATCTCTACGGATACCAGAAAAGGACCGAACGACGGTAGTCAGCAGAAGAGCGGCTACCAGTGGGCCGGCTCTGACTTCTTCACCTGGCTTTCCAGACGTTTCTACGAGGATGGTATCACCAGTAACGATTTGATGATCGGCAGCATCTACGGACGCGACTTCCTCGCCTCCGAGCAGGTGAGTGTACTCGACGTTATGAAGCGGAGATTCACTAGGCAGATCAATGGAGTGAGCACAATATTCATCGATCGCTTGCATTTCCTCTCGAGTTGGTCCTCCGACGGAGCCTGCCGACTTTGGACCAAATTCACCAATTGGGATTTGCCGGTCGTACTCACCGGGAAAAACATCGTCATGTCGGAAGACTCCAACACTCCTGACGACTCGGAAATAAATTTGAACGAGAACCTGCTATGCGAGGATGCGTCTATCTTGCGGATTGATCGCGATGCAGTCTGCGCAAGCGGAGACGACTACTACAATAATGCAGAACTCCGCTACTACTCCAGATCATTGACCAACCCGGGAGCAAGTGACGCCCAGAAAGCGCAGGCTGCCACTTGGTGGACTTATACACAGGACCAGTCGCGCACCATCCAAATCGACACCGCAACCCGTGCGGGAGCATCCACATTGACGATCGATATGGACGAAATCGCGGGCACGGACTCGAGTCCAGGAACAAGCAGCGTTACGCCAATAGTGCGATGTCTCCAAGAAAGTAATGACCGCACAAGACTTCCCGATGTCACCTTCAATTCGGCAACCTGCCCCAATCAGCATCGATTCAGGCCATATCCACTTCCCATGATAATTATCGGCAGCAAATTCGAGCGGCTATACCCTAATTCTCACGGTCCCTGGATCCCTATAAGAGGCAAGATTACCTTCGATCCGAGGACTCGCTCCGGACACTGGACCCACCGCGTCACGCTCTGGCCAATGTATTCCTCCACAGAGACCCCGACTGTAGCCGAATATAAACAGGTCCGCCCCGATACCTTCGCTTCCTGTGATTGGAAGGTGGGCGCTCTCAGATATGTATCAACATGCAGAAAGGCAGCGACATGACAGCGCTCACACCGAAATATCACCTTCCCTATCCCATCGACAGCGATCCTGTTACCAGTCTGCCAACTACTTTGCAGAAGCAGGCTCAAGCTATCGAATCATGTCTTGGGGGATTCGACTTCGATGGACAGGATGCAGGACGACTGGCTGCACGTGTCACTAGCCTCGAGCAACTGATTACTTCAATCCGAGCCAACACTGTCATGTTATTTAACAACGATCAAAACCCGTTAAGTGGAAGTATCACGCTCGCCGATACCGCAGCAAACTTCGAGATGCTTACTATTTGTTACCGGAGCAATGACAACGTGTACGCCTCAATGGATGTCATCAATCCCGACGGCAAAATAATTTCATTGGTTACTGGCTATATCTCTGGGGCTACGACTGCCTACTTGAAGAACCGATGCTACAGCATCACCGGAAAGATCATAAACACTTACAAGCGCGCTGATGGTGTCTGGATAGGAGGGCAAGTTAACGCTGCGAACAGCAATAATGCTGACATAAACGATTACTTGACAATTACCCAGGTGTATGGCACGAGAAAAGTGCAAATCGTATGAGTGAGGACATCATCATTGCACTCGTGGGTCTTGCCGGAATCGTGCTTGGCGCCGTAATCCAGCAGATTGGTTCAGCTGCACGAAACAATCTCGAGACCTATCGGCTTGCGCAGCGCATGCAGACAGACAACGCGCTTCTATGGCAATGGAATCGCGAACTTGTCGACCACATCTACAAGCGTTCACCGCCGCCGCCACCAGCACCACCAACAGGGTTGTTCACTGATAATGATTAGGAGGAATTTTGGAAAACATCATCTGGATTGGAAGTCCAAATCACTACAGAGGACGTATGGGCAAGCGCGTCACCCGGATAACGCTGCACATCATGGCCGGCTATTTGACCGGAACGGACAGCATTTTTCAATCCCCCTCACGTCAGGCATCGAGCAATTATGGCATAGGCGCCAGTGGCGAGATACACCAGTATGTCGCAGAGACAGACGGGGCATGGGCGGATGGAAACCGCGACAGTAACCTACAAACAATCAGCATCGAGCATCAGGGAGGACTCAACTTCATTCCCTGCACGCAAGACTGCCTTAACGCGTCTGCAAGGCTTTGCGCGGACATCGCACGCAGATACGGGTGGCCCAAGCTCGTGCATGGTCAAAACGTGTTTTTACACCGTGAAATTCCAGGAACCGATCACACAACATGCCCCGATCTGGCTCCCAATGGGCTGAATTACCAATATGTCATCAACAAAGCAAATGAATTATTAGGAGGAAATACAATGACAAGCGCAGCAGATATATGGAACTATGGCCTCGGACAAGACGGCACATCGAACAAAAATAATCAGCCGGCCTGGGTACGACTCTCTTGGGTGCACCATGACACCGCCAGACTATACAAGATGCTGACCAGAACAGATGATGGCGGAACAAAAGATGGCAGCAGTGGCGACATATACACACGCGTATGTTTCATCGATCGGCGTGTGCGCGAGATGTCCACTACGATGACTGCGCAAGCTGCGGCTATTGAATCCCTGTGTAAAGCTATTGGAACGAATCCAGCCGACATTGGCAAAATAATCCAGGACGCAGTAAAGGAGAAATTGGACGCAATCGAAATCAACGTCACTACCACCACCGAGAACGAGGGCTGAACCGTGGCAAAGAGTGCAGAGAAGACACCAATCAGTGCAGGCGCCATCGCACGACTTGTAATTCTTCTACTCGGTCTCATCAACACGGTTCTGGTGATGTATGGTATTGACACCATACCCATCGCCGACGAGACCATCAATCAGCTCATTTCCGTATCATGGAATGTTGGCGCGGCACTTTGGGCATGGTGGAAGGATAACCCTGTCACCAAAAGCTCTCGCGGCCTGCACGCCGCCGAATAATGATTAGTCGGTCAGACAGTCCTTCGCGTCATTCACACCTGGCTCCGATACGCTCAAAGTTTCGCCGTTAATGGTATTCGGCCAGTTAGTGAACTGATGGGCGTAGCCGTCCACGCTCATTAGTGGAGATATATCGGCCGCGGTGACGCCGCTGGTCATCCATACACCGGTCATCTCGCCGTTACCGTCGTTGAACTTCATAGCCACGATGTAGGCATTAGAACGTGAGGGAGCTTTAACGGCCTTGGCCGCTACCGGTGTCAGTGTGCCGGACTTGGCGCCATCCGTGATTGTCTTCTGCGCGTCGGCATCCACATCCAAACACTTGGCAGTCGCCGAGGATGAAGTCGCGGATTCGGCATCCGTGCCTGCGGAGCCTCCGCAAGCGGAAAGAGGGGCAAGCAACAGAACGGTGATGATGGCTATGGCTTTGCGTTTCATATGTTCTTCTTTCTTCTTGTTGTTTAGGATACTAGTGAGACGGCGGAAAGGGCACTGCGAAGCCTGCTATCCGGCATGGCGACGTAGCGCTGCGTGGTTTCCATGCTCTCATGCCCAAGTAGTTTGGAGACCAGGTAGAGGTCATGCGTGGCCGCATACGTGGTGGTGGCGTATCTATGTCTCAGGCTGTGTGCTGTCCACCCGTCACCGAGCAACCGCGCCACATGCTTGCCGATGTAACTCGCCTCGACGTGTCCGCTCCACCGTCCGGGGAACAGCCATCCGTGGCAGGTCTCGATGCTGTCGGCCAAGTCGTCGGGCAATGGCACGATGCGTTGCTTGTCACCTTTGCCGTGCACGATCAGCGCTCGTCCGAGCAGGTCGTCCATCACATCCCGACTGTTGACCTGCGCGATTTCTGCACGCCTCAATCCGCATTCCGCACCTAGTCGGATCATCAGCGTTTCCGCCTCATTCGCGCGTCCCAGCGCCGACAGGATGACCCGATCAGGGCATGGCCTGGGATGCGGTGAGGGACGGCGCACGCTGGGCAAGACATCGGCGGGATTGTCCTGACGCCTTGCGCTGGCCTGCATCCAACCGAAATAGGAGACGGCGGCGTTCCTGTATCCTTTGCGCGTTTCGGGCTTCCACTCGTGTACAGCGAACCAGTGGAGCAACGTTTCTCCGTCCACATCGAGAGGTGACCCACCCAGTTCGTTGCTGAGCGTCGTCAT